CAAAACATGAAAGAATATCTTGTTGGAAAGGTCTAATAACTGTATTTGTAAATAATAAGTAAGCATCAATCACCTCTGCTCTACCTCCTAATTGTCCTTCAGTTTTGATACCTAAAATCATAGGTGAGGTAATTCTATGTGCTGTAAGAATCTTTTGAGTTACCATTTCATTTACATTGTAATAGTAATCATCAGCTCCATTCTGAGGAATTGGTGTAATTACAGGAGCATTCTCAGGAGCATCAACATCAATATAAATTAAAGAACCAGCATTGTCAGTTCCTGCATATTGAGCTTGAAGCATTTGTTCAATGGCTTGTCTTTCATCCTCATCAGCATTTGTAAATGTAGTGATTGCTAATGAAGGTGCTAAACCATTTTTAATGTTATTGATGTGGAAGTTATCTACCTCCATATCTAAGTCAATTACCCTTAAAGCACCTACATAATCAGGTAGTGGGTAATATTTTTGTCCTGGAGCATATGGCTTGTAAACATAGATTTGTTTAGCCTCTGTTAATGCTTTATTTGGGTTATAAACAGGTAAATAAGGCAAATCTTGTACTGTTTGATTACCATATTTGTATGTTGTATCCCATTCATCAGAGATATAATATCCAGGAATTTTACCTCTGTAATCTTTTTCTTTGGCTCTTAAGTAACTAAAGTCAATATGGTATACTTCAGCAATTTTAGTTCTTGCTTTATTCCAGATCACCTCTAAGGCAAATCCACCATATAATTTATAGTCTTGTGCTACTTTACCAAATATTGAGTTCCATGATTCTTTATCTTGGTTAGCAATGTCAGTTATATACCCTGGAGTTGAAACTAATCCTTCACCTTTGATACCTTCAACTACTGCATTAACACAAGTATTGTGAATAGAACTGTTATTATATAGATCAATCAATTGATTGGGGAATGAATTGTATTCACCAAACTTGATATAGTAGTTGCCTTTTTTCTCAACAATGTTGACTCTTTGGCTGAACTGCTTTTTAATAGCTGAAAAATTTAACTTCTTATCCATTGTATGTTGTATAAGCACCATCTTGGTTTGATGATACATAGGTTGTTATACTACTTTCATTTGAACCTGATATCCAAGCTCTATCAGAATATATTAAATCTCTTAATGTAACACCAGTTTCACTTCCAGTGATTGCACCCCAAGTTTGAGAAGTTGCTAACCATGTTTTGTTCCATTCACCCCATACTGCATCTTCAAAGCTAGAAGTATAGGTGTATATTTTTATATCATATTGACCTGATGGAGAAGGAACTACAGTACCTGAATTAGATAAAATTAACCAGTTTCTATACTGGTTAGGTGTTGATGTTGCTACTACTTCAAATGTACCATTTGATTGATCATAAGACTGAGAATATTCAGCTCTAAGAGAATCATAATAGCCTGAAGATGTATTTACTGTATCTAGCCATACAGCATTAGTATTTGTAGCCTCTGATTTATTGAATTGTAGCATATTCTGTAAAATATTAGGTTAGGGGCTATGCAATAAAGCATAACCCCTTTCCTAAAGATTTATTATCCTAAAGTGATGCCACTTAAAGCATCAGCTAAACTTCCTGAAATTTCAGAAGCTGGTTCTGGTTCTTGACCAGTGAAGGTTAAAGAGTATCCATTCAAATCACCAAAAGCAGTACCAGTAGCTCCTGTACCAGAAAGCAACTGCATACCATTTTCTTGACCTAGTAACCAGTATTTACCAACACCATCTACTGATCCATTGTTGGTTTCTACAATTACTTTAAGGTCTGGATTCTTAGCTAATACTCTAACCTGGTTTCTAGTTGAACTTTGTAGTTTGAAGAATACTGCATTTACAGTTTGCTCATAGAAAACAGTTCCATTCTCTGGAGTAGCTGAAATAGCTTCTGAGAAATCACTAGTTTGTCTGAACAATTCAAACTGGAAGAATTCACCTGAACCAGTTATACCTGAAATTAACCCTTCACTTGCTGTATCTACAGTGGTGATAGAACCAGATAGAATGTAAAGGTTTTTGATACCCCCAGAGTTGTCTCTACAGCCTAGGGTAAATCCTGATGTAATATCACAAGTTGACATATTATTTATCTGGTTTTAGTTGAGTTGGAGGGGGTTATTCACCCCCTCTTTCTCTGGGTTAATATTAGGCTTGGTCATTACTTACCCAGTACTCTGGGAAGGCAATGTTTACACCAAGTTTAGTTGAGATTCTGTGTCTTAACTGATCTGAGTTGATGTCATACCAAAGTTGGAATTCTGAGAAGTCACTCATTAAGTCAGTACCAGCAACAATTTGCTTAGCTGGGCCTAACACAATTCTGTTTGAACCTTGTAGACCTACTGTACCAACAACTTTAATGTTTTGGAATGGGTAAGCCATTTCCAAGATACCACCTCTGTTAGAGATAGAAGCTGGGTCAAAGTAGTAAGAGTTAGAAGTTCTAATATCAGAAACAAATTGTCTAAATTTGCTAACTGACATGAAGAATGTCAAGTCATCTCTATCAGCTACATCACTGTTAAGAGCAGCAATCATGTTGTCCATGTTAGCTAAAGTAGCAGCAGCAGATCCAGTTACTTCAACACCAGCAGTAGAGCCAGAGATGATAACTTTCAAGCCATTACCAGTACAAGTTCCATCAACACCAGAACCACCACCAGCAGAGCCAGAAACAGCTTGCCACAAGTATTGGTCATTAGCTTTTTGGAATTGGTTTACTAACAATTCAGAGTAAGCAGAAGCCATTTTGAAGGTCTCATTGTATGAGCCTGGCTCCAAGTCAGAAATACCCAAGTATTTCTTGTCCATGTCTTTAAGACAGATACCATCAAAGCTTGTTCTAGGACAAACAGTAATGTTTCTTTGAGTGTAAGTCAATGAACCAGAAGGAGTAGAGATACAAGTACCATTTTGAAGTACAAGATCAACTTCCATAAGGTTGATTGGCTCTTGGTATTTTACACCTTCTTTTACAGTGATGTACTCCATAGTACTACCACCATAAACTGATTTTACTAAAAGCTCACCTGCTACTTCATTGTTGAAGTCATTAAGAGCTGATACATCTAATCCAGTTGCCATAATTTCTTAATTATTTTTTATTTTTAATCATTTTTAAAGCCAATTCCATATCTTTAGAATTAGCAGCTTTTGTTACATCAAATTTGGAAAATCCAGTTTTGATATCTTTACCTGTTGAGGTGATAGTAGGTTCAGCAGCAGGTGCTTCCATGTATTTGTCTACTTTAGCTTCTAAAGCAGCCATCTTTTCTTCCATTGATTTCATTTGTTCAGCAACTGCATCAGCAATTTCTTTAACAACATCCTCAAGTGAAGGCATGTCTTCTTCCTTCTCTACTTCAACTACTACTTCCTCCATTTTTTCTTCTACTTGTGAAGCATCTACTTTCTCTTCATCAGCTGAGATGATTTCTTCAACTACAGAATCTTTGGTAACAATTTTAGTACCATCTTCTAGTTCATGTTCACCATCAGGAGCTCCCATTTCTTGTCCTTCAGTAGTAACAACAGTTACTTTATCACCCACTTGAAGTGAGTCACCTGGGAACTTGATAGTAAAAGCACCATTAATGTCTTTCAATTCACCAAAAGTTTCTTCTGTAATTTCTTCAGCCACAACAGCAGTTGCAGCATTTTCAGCTTCAACAAGATTGAAATACTCCTTTACAAGAGACTTTAACTCATTTGAAGTCATAAGTTTAGAATTATGAAGTTATTAATATAGTTAATTAGTGAAACAGCATGGCTTCACTTATGTATACATATGGGAAAGAATATCCCCAATATAATTTATTTAGTTGACCACTGAGTGTAACAAATGGCTGTAGCTTGATCTCTTGGTAAGTTATCTTTTTCAATAACTTCAGCAATACATCTTGCTACAAAATCATCTTGTCTCTCAAATGGTTTAGGGTTAGGTAAGGGCATAATTATTTATTTAAGTGACTTCCATCACAGATTCCACTTTCACTTTTACCACAAGCACATGGCTTACCAGTTTTACATTTTGCTGCTGCAAATTTCTGGAATATACCTTCTACTGAGAATCCTTTAACTAGTCCTGTCTTAACATAGTCATCCCATATTTGCTTGTCTTTGATTTTGTACATACCATACCACTCACCTTTCTTAGGCTGGTAACCATATGATAATGCTTTATCTCTATTTGGATCTTCTACAATCCAAGTTTCTACCATAATAGCATCTACTACATCTTCACCATTATGTTCTAGGTTTACTCTATCAATTAGCTTATCTTCCATTAGTTTATAAGCTATTTTCTTGATAGTTTCTTCAGTAAAGTAAACATAGTATTCTCCTGCTTCATCTAATCTTTTGATTAGTTGATTTGGTTTCATAAGTGGACCAACTAACATTTGTTGTTCATCCAATGCTGCAAACTTATCTAGGTATTGTAATCTTTCACCTTGTTTTTTACCATCTAAAACATCCTTAGTTTTAGGAAGCATATCTTCTAGATACTGAGTATAATCTGTTCCTGCTAAAAATTCAAATTTAGTATTCTCTAAATCATATCTCCTAGCTAATACCTTATAAACATCTTCAGCCCATTGTTTTTTCTCTTCAGCTGATTTATCACCTAAGTAAACATCATAAGGTTTAATAACAGTATTCATATCTACTAAACCATATTTACCAGATAAGATTTTAATATCTTTATCTGTAGCACCTTTTGAATAACAGTAGTTTAATGATTTTTCAAATAATGGTGAGTTGTATAAATCTTTAGCTTTAGCTGGTTTATTTAATTTTTGTGAGCTACATGATACTAGGTATATTGTCTTTTTCTGTGAGAATACCCCAGTATAATCACCTACCTCATTAGTTATGGCATGTTCCATGTCCTTAACTTTACCCATTTCTATCTCAATGATTTTTTCAACAATAGCTTTGTTGAATTGATCTGCTGGGATGCAATTAGGAACAGTTCTACTATTTTTAGTTTTAACACCTAATGCTTTATACCCTGGTTGACAAGCTTCATCTAAATCAAATTCTTCACTACCCTCAGCTTTTCTTAATACTTTTTCAGCCCAAGGTAATGCTTCAGGACCACCCCATAACAAATAAGAAATGTAACCACAAGCATTGTAATCTTTTCTTTCAATAGCTAGGTCATAGTTACCTTTTTGTCTAATAAGGAATGCTCTTATTCTCCTAACTGTATCAAGTGATATAGGTTTACCTTGAGCTAATTGTTGTGCTCTAACTTTACCTACTTGTGTACCACACTTGTTACCTAGTTCTTCATTCCTTTTGATACCCATTTTAGCTGCTTCAATAGCACCCTTAGGATAGTCATTATAAGTTTCTGCAAATTCATCTGCTTCATATTTTGAAAAATACATGAAATCCTCCTCAATAGCAGGTTTCTCAACTAATGCAACTGCATCTACACCTGCTAAGTCAATTTCTGGATTAATATCTAATTTTACTATTCTCATGGTTATAAATATAAGGTTATCAGCCTGTTAAACTTCTTCTTCTTTGGATTACTCTATTGGCTTCCTGAGCATTGTTTACATCATTAACTAAAACATAAGCTCTAATAGGTTCATTTGTAGTTCCTACTGTTGGTACACCTCCAATTCTTCCTGAACCTGCTCTACCTCCAGTTTGTCCTACACCTCCAATATTTGGAATACCTCCAGCTCCTAATAAACCTCCTCCAGTAGCATTTGGTTTTGGTAAATTAGCTCCTCCAGCACCTGCTCCACCTGGTTCAGCAGCATTAATTTGTCTTAAAGAAGCAATTGTAGTAGCTGCTAATAAGGCAAACTGAGTAGCTTGATATGCAATAGCAAATGGACCTGTTGATTGAGAGTTTTTAATGATAGCTACACCTGCTTGTGCTGCATCAATTAATACATTAGCAGAGGCAATAGCTTTATTTTCTCCAAATAATGCTGATAATGCACCTTGAATATTATCAATACCATCTGTAAGTAAAGCTTGTTTAGCTTGTTCTTCAGCTTCAGCAATAGCTAATCTTTTTGCTGCTTCAATTTTCTCAAGTCTAGTCTGTTCAAGAACTTTTGATCTTTGAATATCAGCTGTTCTAAGTGAATTCTCAAGTAATTTTTGATCTAAATCAATAATATCATTTACTTCTTTAGCTT